CACCTGCGGGCAAAACTGGTTTTGCGTGATGCTGTCGTTGGCCCGCGTCCAGGCCTGGGTGTTCATGATGACCACGTCTTTCAGGTCGCTGGACAGGCTCTCGTAAGCCTCGACCAGTTTGACGTTGTTCTCGTACATGCGGCGGATCTCGGCCATGTCGTCCTGGTAGTTGCTGAGGGCCTTTTGCATATCGGTCCGGTAGTTCTGGAGGGTCTTGTCGCGGGAACGGTCGTTCAGGTACCACAGAACGAGCAGGAGGCCGGGCAGGCCGAACTGACCGGCGATTTCCGCGAGCTTGAGGAACGACAGGGATTCCATGTTTTGCCTCCTCTGATGATTTACTTTGTTAGCGCATCCAGCAGTTTCCTGGGCTGACGCTTGTCAATAAAAGACCGCGCGCCGGTGTAACCCAGATAACCGGCACCAAAAAGCCACCATAAATCGTTTGGAATAGCTGTCAGCCAGGCCTTCACGCCTCCAGCCACGGCTTTGGCGGTCTCCGGGCTGACGGCCGATAAAACGCCCATCGGGACAGCGCCCAGGATCATGACGTACATGACGTAGAGGAAGGAGGGCCTGGCCCTGGAAGTCCAGGGATCGGACGATTTAGCCTCAGCGATAATGGCGGAAAGACCGACCTCCAGTTCCCTCAACTCCCCATCCTGAGCCATGCGCGCCATTTCCATTTTCGCTTTGGCCGCTTCGGTTTTGTCAGGTATGGCCCGGTCAAGGAGTTTTCCGCCAAGGGCTAAAATCGCGCTAATCGGTTCCATACTCACCCCTCCTTTTTGGTTTCGATCCGCTGGCGGACCGTATAGGCTTCATAATCCTGAACGCCCGCGCTGATGGTCCGCGCCAGGGCGATCTGGTTTGACGGTTCAGTCAGCCATTTCCGGGCGTCCGGGTTGGACAGGAACTCACATTCGACCAGGCAGGCCGGACAGTCTGTCTCACGGATGACCTGGAAATTAGACCGCCTCACGCCGCGCTGTTTGCGGTCAGGGAAGCGATGAGCCAGGGAGTCTGAAATGGCCCGGCCTAATGGCTCCGAAACCGTGGTGCGCTCGTAGATATGAACGCTCATGCCGGACGCGGTTTTTTTGTGGAAGGCGTCGCAGTGGACGCTGACAAACAGGTCGGCTGGCCATTCATTGGCCATTGCAACGCGGTCGGCCAGGCTGACGAATATGTCTGACTGGCGGCTGATCCGGGTTTCATGGCCATTGATCTGCAGCTCATACGAGAGCAGGTACCCGATGGACAGATTGAGGTCGTCCTCCTCGGCAAAGCCGTAAGCCGCGCCGTTATCGTGTCCGCCATGACCTGGATCAATTAATATTTTCATCTGATCACCCTTTTGACTGTTGGCCAGATTCGCCGCTCATACCATTCAAAAAACCACCTATAATGCCCGCCGCACCGGCCCCACAAGATCAATGGATTCAATGTATGCTGGAGCCAGGTTTTCATGATGTCCGCCAAAATAAAACCGGGCCGATCCATCCATTGGATGAATCGGCCCGGTTTTTCCGATGCCGATGGGGCCTTGCGGCCCTTTCCCCGGCTTTAAGCCAGGGCATCGTATTCAATTTTTAATCAGGTTTAATGGACTCCTCTTTTTTACAGTTTACAATTCGTCCGTCCTGATATATCAACTCGATCTTGCCATAAAATCGCTGGTCTTTAAGTATGTTAGCAAATCGCGCCAGCCAGGTCAAATCCTTATGATCAGCAGAGGTTTTATTCGCCATGCACCGCCTCCAGAACATCTGAAACAGCGGGCACCTCACCGATCCAGGCGCGGCGGACCGGGTCCAGCCGCCTGGCGCGATCCACGGCTAAAATCACCGGCACCGGCTCCTCCACGACCTGATAATAAGCCGCCTCGGCCATGCCGTCCGCCAGCATGATGTCATAAGGCGGATCGACGTTAACGCCCTGTTTGTTCAGCTCCTGGACCAGGGGCCGGACATCCTCGCAGGCGCTTCACATGCGGCGGGTAAATATGATGATGTCAATCATAACAATCCTATAATCAGCCGGTAAATCCACCAGCCCGGTATCATCCAGAGGGTGATCGTTACAGCGGTGGATAGGGCCTTGAGGCCGACCCGCTGAGTGATCCGCAGCGCGGGCCAGCACCAGATCATACCGTATATCGCTCTAAAGAATTCGTCCATCGTCTACCAGTCTATTTTGCTCGCGGACCATACGTCCAGGAGCACAAACCCGGCCCAGGCCAGTTTCGCGTTTCCCCCGGCTCGTGCGATCATCCCGAAATCCCCACGGCTGTCTGCGTCCAGGCATGGGCCGTAAGATAGCAGTTCCAGGCTGGCCATACCGATCCAGCCGCGCGTGAAATCGGAATCGCGCGTTTTTTCAAACGACGCCAGCAACAGGCCCACTCCAACCTGACCGGCAAACCCCATGTAAGCGGTGCGGAGCCGCTCGCTGTTAGTCATTGAGCCGTTGGTCGGATGGACTACACAATTCAGGCCGTCGAACTCAAGCCGCCAGCCAACGTCCGCCATTTCCAGGCTTGCTATATGGCACAGCTCATGGCAGGCCAGGGAGCTGATCATGCCCAGTCCTACCATCCACCAGTTGGCTTTATCCAGCCGGTCAATTCTGATTCCGTTGAAATAGATTTTCCAGTCGTCCCACGCCGCGCTTGAGACCGCGGGCATGGAGATCAAACAGATTACCAATGATATAACGATCAAGGATTTTCTGAGCATATCGCCTCCGTTTTCAGCTCGTATCGCGCCTCATCCTCCAGGCCGCCATCCTCAGTAATGTCAATGGTTTCCAGCCAATTAGCCAGCGGCCAGACGGCTCGGCTGCAGCAATATGGGCAGGCCTCGGTTTCCACGTCGACGATCCGGTCGCAGTCCAAACAGATCATGGCGCGCGATGAATCGGTCATGCCGCCCTCCGTCCGATATTTTTAATGGCCTCGATAACCTGGCCAGCCGTTTCAAACGTGAGAAAATTTTCATGATCCACGTTAAATCTCTTTTTCAGAAAGCCTCGCAGGGCCTGACGTTCGTTGCCTTTGGTGTAGTAACTCTCACCCAATCGCCACCAGAGCTTATAAATCTTCTTGATCTGACCGACCGTGGCCATGCCAGGCCGGGATCTGCGTGGAGGCGTGTAATTGGACGATTGAAAGCCGCTCCGCTCAAAATGCTCCATGACCGCTTGAAACCCCTGATCTGTAAGGTGTTTCGCGGATTTCACTCCCCCGAAGGCCTCCAACACGGTCCGATAGCTGGTGTCATCTAGAGCAAGCTGTTTTTTAGCCACATGAATCAGGGCGAGTTTCGATTTTGTTATTGCCATTTTTCTGAAACCATCTGCGAAATTCAGTTTGGCTGCTTAACCTCATAAGTGAATTTTTCGACATGCCGCCTCTTACCACCGATGACAACCAGCCGTTCGTCAGGCCATTTTTCAACCACGGCCCGGTCAACGCTTTTGCTGACCTTGACGGCCTCCAGCCAGCCCTGCTCCTCGATTTTGTCTAAAGCGTTTCTGGGGATTGAGGCTTTAAGTTCCCTGGTGTGAAGCAGAAATCCGTGCTTGAGGGATACTTTTTCACGTCCGTCAAAGACCGCGGCAATATTTCGCTTCATCAAGCTGGAGAGGGTTTTTTCGAGGCCGCATAATTTCTCTTTAGGACCGGCCAGTCTGGCTTGATAGTTTTCTCTTATTTCGGCCATCTCAGCCTCGGCCTGCCCTTCGAGCGTTTCAATTTGTGTCTTTAAGGCTGACAGTTCAGCCAGGATTTGATCCGCCTGCTCACGCGGGTTCATTCCGGTCTCCTGTAAGATTAAGCTGCATCTGGCCTAATAAGGTATGAAGGGTAATTCTCCTCATGGCCGCTTCCCTGGCCAGGCCCTTCAGGTGCCGCCGGCGAGTACGGGACAGGTAATCGTCTAACTCCGATCCACAAGAGGCGACGAAATACCCTGCACAGTCCGAACAGATCCTGACACCCCGCCATCGAAGCTTTTCAATAACGTCTCTCAGCGGGCGCGTATCGTTGATTTTGTTTTTCCAGGATTTTTTAAAGACGCGTTCATAGAGATCCCCCATGTCAATGGCGTTTTCCTGACCGACATGATTCACGAGGATCTGCAAGACCCGGCTTTCTATGATCTCACGCTTTTCGGGTTTCAGCATAGGCTTTGATCTCCCTCCTGGTTTGCGCGATTTCAGCGTCAATGAGACCTGAGATATAACCGTTTTTTTCGGCCAACTGTGTGAGGTCACGGCGCAGGCCATTGATCTCACAAATAAGCCTGTCCAGCCTTTCCTTCTTGATTTCAGCAGCAGGCATGAATTACCTTTTTCACGGCGTAAACCGGCTTTGAGTCAATTTGCGTGAACCGTCTGCAAACGTCCTGAGCGATTTTCAGGGGCATGAAATAAGGCCAGACGCGTTTTCGGCCTGACGGCAGAATCTCAGAGACTTGATATTCCATCCTATCCATTTCACGCCCTCCTGATTGCGTTGATTAGCTCCAGGGGCGCAACCCTGAGCGCGACGGCCAGCCCCATGTCAGACATAGGAGGCAGGTCGCCCCACTCAACGCGCGCCGTGCGGATATGGCTTTCGATGGTTACGGTTTCGGCCCTGGCCACGGCCTTGGCCTCGGCGATCTCTTTGGCCCGCTGTTCAGCCCTGGCCTGCGCTCTGGCCCGGCGCTCAGCCCGGCCTTTGCTTTTTTTATGGCGCGCCATTTTTCTTGGCCTCCAAAGTCTCTTGTATGAGACTGATCATGCCCCGCAGACATACCGCGGTGGCGATAAGGCTTTCACGGTCGGCCTGACAATTCGCCGCCGCCTGATAAGCCATTTCACGGATTTTTTTTGCCGCGTGGTCCAGTTTGGAGGTCTTTTTCTGGCGCCGCATGGTGGGCCATTCCTCGTTCAGCTTCTCGTCCATTGCCAGGTAGGTCGGCGCTTTTACACGACTCGGCCCCAGCAGCTCATAACTGACTTTCTCAAGGTGACCGGATGTAAGGAGGCGCTTGATGTATCTCTTGGCCCAGTCAGCGCTGCAGTCGGACAGTTCAGCCAGCTTCCGGGCGGTGAACGGTTCCCGGCGTTTGGTCCTGATGCGGATAATTCGGACCATGCGTTTTTGCGTCTGGAGGTAATCCAGGTCCCTGGGCTCACCGAGATAGCGATAAGTCGCCGGGGCGATGCGCTCGACATAACCCGCTTTCATCAAGTCCTGCGCGGCTTTCGATATACGGGCGTAACCCTTGGCTCCAGGCAGGAGCAGCGCCTCTTGCAGTTCCTTGACGGTCATCTGGCCGTTGGCCCTGATGGCGTCCAGGGTGCGTGACTGCGTGCTTCCGGCTCGCGGTTTCCTGACCATTTATTTTCCCCTGCCCACGGAGTAGATCTGTTTGACGTGATCTTTTCGTTGGGAAGTAATGACTTTTTTACGAGCAATAATTTTCCGCTTCACGGCCTTGATCATCGGCAGGTTGATCGCCGTCTTTTTGTTTACCCGGCAGGCTTTTTCCAGTTCCTCAAGGCACCCGGCCACGAGGCGGAAATCACCCTCAGTCATCCGGCACAACTCCTCAGCGGATTCCGGTTCCATATCAAGGCCGGTCCATTCCCGCGTAACCAGGGTCATCTCAGGCGGAGACAGCGGTTTGAACTCGACAATCCCGGCGGGCAATATGCGAGACCAGAACTGGCCGTACCTTTCGAGCTTGGCCAGGGCCTGTTCCATGCCGACCAGGACGATGGGAACCCTTGAGATATCGTGAATGTCCCGTATGACGTCCAGGTGGATATCACGCTTGAACAAATAATCCGCCTCATCGATGATCAACGGTTCTTTACGCCTGCGTAGTTCCTTGCAGACCTGATTGAAGCGGGACACGGTCCGGTATTCGGGCAGGATCTGGAGTTCATCGCAGACGGCTTCCAGCAGGTCCCTCGGCGTCCAGAGCCTGGCCGCGCGCACGTAGTAGGCATTTGACTGGCCGTAGTAATATTCCACGGTCTCACTTTTACCCCAACCCCAGCGGCCATAGATCAAGCCAAGTCCATGCAGGCTTGGTTCCCGGTTTTTAAGGGCTTCGATACCTTCAACCATGCGGTGATAATTATTAGTCACGAAAAAGGTCTTTTTCATTGAGCGCTCCTTTCTGCCTGGTACTGCATGTATTCAAACTCGGCCTGATAAATCTGCTGCCTCGCCTCGTAATGCTGGCTGGCTTCATATTCGGCCTGCCATGTGTGGTCGTCGTTCGAGATCGGCTCACCAGCGGCCACCTTCCTTAATATCCCGCGATATCGTTCTTCCTCATTTAATGGGATGGGTTCCAGCGTTTCAGCCGGAGCGCGGCGCGGCTCCTCAAATGTTTCGTCTACATCGGTCGACTGCTCAGATTCGCCCCTGGTAAGGTGCAGGATTGTCGCCTCAGTGCTTCCAAGCTCAGGCGGGGCTTCGGCCCGCAGCCGGTCCAGGGATTCGCTGTTAAGCCTTCGCTGGTAAGCCTGGAGTTTGAGCTTATCCTCCATGACCGCGTCGTCAGGCCGGATAAACGAAGCGCGGCGAAGACGTTTGCCATCGCACATATACTGGCCGTCCAGGTATACGCGGACGGTTTTGAGTTCCGGGTCATAGAAAACAGTGGCGAAACGGTTAACAAGCCTGTTCAACAGGGCCGCGCCGGATAGATCGGATGGAATATCCAGCTCGAACTCACGGCCCAGCAATTTAAAGCCCCAGTTGTGGATTTTGACCTGGTCCTTTTTGAGCAGGGCGAAGGTGAGGAGCTCCGGTTCAACTTTCTCCGGTGCTCCAAAGGCCTGAAAAACTTCGTTTGGCGACCGCCCGTCCATGCCGTGCCCGGAGTGGGCGGTCCTATGGTAGCGGTTAACCACCCAGTCGTACCAGCGGTCGCAGAACTCCTCAAAATCAAGCAGCAGGCCGCGCTTGATTTCCCAGGTCAGCTTTTCCGGGCGCTGTTCGTGCCCGGAACCGCACCAGCCGGGCAGCTCCCTTGAGAAACCCTGCACCACGTTCCGAAAGGCGCGCTCAATGGGTTTGGCCCAGGGGTGATAAGCCGTGGCATAGCGCTGGTGAATGTTCAGGCGGGCGTAAACCCCGCCAACACGGACGCTTTTGCAGACCAGGTTCATCTGCCCGCGTTTTTTCATCCAGGTGCGCTGGCCTGGGTCGTATTCCAGGTCGATGTAATATGGATCAATCCCCAGGGCGGCGAAGCGCTCGATTATTTCAGGATAATCAATCCGGCCAATCTCGATTTCCTCGCCGTTTAAATATTTGCTCCGGTAGTCCTTGCCATTGTCTATATAGACGCTCCAGGGCAGGCCGTGATGGGGAAAGTTTGGATCATCTTTTTCGGAGATGGCGTGAGCCAGGGCCAGGGCGATGGTGTGAGAATTCGGTTGGAAACTGATGCACCAGCCCATGAAGGAACGGCTGGCCATGTCCATCCAGGCGGTGAGCCAGGGCCTGAGCACTTTGCCGCCGGGCGCTTTGACAAAGACATCGAAGATATGATGATCGCCGCACCACATGAAGTTCGGCCAGATCTCGCGGTAATCGCGCAGGATCTTCAGCTCGCAGTCAGCTTGATAGCGTTTGACGCCCTGGCGAGCCAGCGTTTTGAGGCTTTCATCTATTTCGCGGTCGATGACCCGCTTCAAGGTGTCATAAGAGCCGACCTTCCAGCCCTGGATGGACGCCTCGTTGACGGTGTGCTCGTATACCTCGGAGAGATTCAAGAATTTCTGTGTGGTATATAGTAATTTAGCGAAGTCAATGGCCGTGCGGTCAAAAGCGCGGCAGGCCCCGCGATTGTTTCCATAGTCCGGCGTCAAGGCCAGGATCTGAGCCATAACCGCGTCCTGGCCGTCGGCCTGGGCGGCCTTCAAGGCCTGGTCCGCCGTTTTAATGTATTTATAAAGGGTGCCCAGGCTGACGCTTTGACTCACGGCGTACCTTTTCAGGGCCTCGGTCTTGCCTTTTTTGTTACGGGCCTTGATGGAACGGGCCTTATTAACCAGACCGAGACACCGCCGGGCTTCCTCTCGGCAGGATTCCGGCCTTGACCTCCACTCGATCAAGGCCGGATCGGAGCAGGCGGGAATGGACGGCGGGAAAGGAGATGTATCATTATATATAATAGGTAGGGTTTGATCGGTTCTGGACTTCAGAATGGAAAGACGCACATCCTCGGGCAGGGAAGCGATAATAAATCGCTTGGCCCGGTTGCTGCCGTTGTTATAAGGCCAGGCCTCGCGTTCGGCCCGGCGCAGGATAGTCGTCTTGGCCACGTTTAAGATTTGAGCCAGATCCTTGGCAATAATTTCTGAATTCATGATTGACCTCAGTGCAGGGCGCGCGATTCAAGCCGCTGGATATATTCCTCGATCAACAAACGAGGCAGTAAGGAGACCAGTTCTTTGAATTCCTGGATGGTCATGTCCGGCCAGAGGTCCAATATCTTTCGCAGGGTTTCAGGCCGCATTTTTCCGCACCCAGTAAACCTGCCCGAGTTCGCGCTCCACCGCTTCCTTGACCCGGCGCGACTCCGAGTTACCGTTAATAACCTGATAGACCGTTACTCGCGAGACCGGCGGGTCCAGGGTTCGGCCTATGGCGGCCAGGGATATGAGTTCGTCCTTGCTGGTCTTCTTGCCCCGCGCGCGGAGTTCCACGACGCGTTTTTTAATAGAAGTGGCGATGTTACGCTTGTAGATCTCGGTTTCCATGCTCAACTCTCCAAGTTTTCCAAAGCCAGCCGCGCGCGTTTGGCGGCTTGCCGTTTTTCCTGTTCCGCTTCAGCCCAGTTGAGCAGCTTGACCTCATCCAGGCCGATGACCCGCCCGCCGAGCGGACGGATCACGGCGATGTAAGGCGACAAGGACCCGACCACCTCGCAGAAATAATTGAGCCACATTAAAGAAGGTAATCGGTCGCGGTCGGAATCTTTTGTCCAGGAATCCAGCGTCGCCTTGGAAGCCCGCTTTGAGATACCGTCCTGGGCGGCCAGTTCGTTCATGGCGTCGGCCACCTGGTCCCTGGACAGGTCGCTTTCTTTCAGGGCCAGGCGGATCTGCCTTTTGACCTCGTAAGTGGGATCGAGTGAGGCGGAACCGTCAAAAAGGTCTAACTGGACGGACATAAGCGTCCTCCTTCCTCAGAACAAGCGTCCGAAGAAGTCAAAAAATAGACATTGCCTTGTAGCAGGAATTAAGTTAAAGTGGATTAAGCGTTTACTTGTCATGTTAGGTATTTTATGCATCATTTTCAGGGGTGTCAAGCAAAAAGTGATGCAATACCGCATTTTTTTAATATTTCTGGAGGTTATATATTAAGTGTTTGTATTTATTGTTAATAATAAAGCAACACCCTTATAAAACGATGCAACACTTAATGCAACACCGGGTGTTGCATCTAAAAGGTCGAAAAAAATGAAAGATGAAGATGCCAAAAAATTCGGTGCTCGGTTAAAATATTTAAGGGAAAGACTTAAATTAAACCAAACTGAAGCCGCAATAAATATAGAGGGAATTAGTTATGGCTCCCTTCAAAGGCATGAGGCTGGGCATTGGCCTAATCAAAACAACCTCCAGAAATACATTGACTTTTACGGGTGCGACCGGAACTGGCTGCTGACCGGCGAGGGCGAACCATATATAAAGGACAGACCCACCCGAATCATTCCGCAGAACAGCGAGCACTCACTGGGGAATTCATCCGGCAACATTAAGCTTCACGGCCAGGTGGAGATCCCGAAGCATGACCCGCGCGATTACGATAATTTCGCGTTAATCCCGATGGCTGAGGCTCATTTGAGCGCCGGGGGCGGGGCGTTCGTCCTGTCCGAGGCCAAGGAATATTACGCGTTCCGCAAGGACTGGGTGCACCGCGTGGCCACCAGCCGCGACAACCTGGTCCTGATGACCGTGCGCGGGTTCAGCATGGAACCGACCATCCACGCGGGCGACGTGGTTCTGATCGACACGGGGCGGAAACGGATTTATGACGGCAATATTTACGCCCTGGGCCTGGGCGAAACCATCGTTATCAAGCGCCTTGAGCTGCTGCCAGGCGACCGGGTGCGGATCATCAGCGACAACCGGACCGAGTATCCGCCGGAGAATGCTCACCTGGGTTCAGTTCGTATTATCGGCCAGATCATCTGGCTGGCCAAGGAGCTGGTGAAGGGGGAGGAGTAGACATCAGGATCACAAATTTTCATATCAGCATCATTTCTTTGGAATAATGGTTATCTTTTGCATTTCGATCCATTTTTTATATTTGTATCAAAGGGATGTGACAAGACGTCCACTTTATGAACCTTCAAAGGATTTATACTGTCTGTATAATCATTGTTGTTTGCGATGAAGGTATAACAAGTGATAAGTACTAGTGAAATATTTGAAAGTTTAGTGTCAAACGCTATTGATTTTATGACTAAATCTCTTAAAGAGATTAAAGAACATCCTAAAAGCTCGGTTATAAATTTTTATTCATCTGTAGAACTTTTTTTCAAAGCGCGTCTATTAAAAGAACATTGGTCTCTTATCGTAAAAGAACCAGCGAACGCAAAAAATTCCACCTTTTTAAAAGGTGATTTTAATTCAGTCGGGATCAATGATACAATTACAAGATTAAGAAATATTGCTAAACAAACTTTCACTCGAGATGAGGTGCAATGTTTTGAAGAATTACGCAATCACCGTAACAAATTAGTACATTTCTTTAACCCTGAATACGTTGTGGAACCTGATGATGACACTATTTATGATATTATTTCAGAACAATGTAAGGGCTGGTTCTTTTTACACAGATTGCTATGCTATAAATGGGTGGACCATTTTTCAGTTTACAAAGAACAAATCAACAAATTAAATAGCTTGATGCATTCTCACAGGGAATTTTTACGGGCAAAATACGAAGCATTGCGGCCTGAAATAGCAGACGGAAAAACGAAAGGCATTCCCTTTTTTAAATGTATAAAATGCGGCTTTGAATCGTCAAAAGAAGAGGAATTGTTTGGTCCCCTTGTCGATCGAACCTGTTTAGTCTGTGACTCTTACCAACGAATGCTGAAAGTTCCATGCCCAGATTGTGAAGAATATATATATGTTGAAGACTATGCTGAAGGTACTTGTGCAAAATGTGAAGGCAAAATTGACTTGGATTTTTTGCTCGATAAATATAGTCCAGAGCCTGGTATAAAAGATTCGTTCGATGAACGCACACGAGGATATTGTCACTGGTGTCAACGTCCAGAAGAGACAGTTATTTATTTGGAAGGTGAATTAGTTTGTTTATCTTGTTTAGAGCCTCATTCTTCAATGGAAATGTGCGAATGGTGTGGTTCTATCTCTACTGGTGATCTTTCAGAGAGCTACTATTACGGGTGTACTATGTGCGAAGGTCGCAGGGGTAATTTCACCGACTAATTCTAGGTACTGGGTTGTTCTTTCACTGTGTTCCAACAAAACTAGTTAGCTTTGACGTATGGTAACGGAGAAAAATAAGTGAGAAAGATTTCAAAAATTCATAAGGAATTAATAGTTAAGACAATAGAGAGCTATACTGAAGCAGATTTTGAAAACACTCTGAAGCGTCTAACTCCAGTGTTGAGGGATTATCATCAGGGCGATCCGAGTAAAATTGGGAAGAGACTATTAAACAGACTGTTCTCAACTTGGTTAAATAAGCCGCAAGAAGCAATAATACATTATTGGACGGTTTGCAAGTTAATCTTCGAGTACCAGTATCCATCTGAGCAAATTGACATTGAAGTACCTTGTGGAAATATTGGGCGAAAGGCGTTAGACCCGGTGAATTTTGGAGAAACGCACGCAGATATAGTGGTATACACATGACCGTAGAAATGCTTGCCCCGCGAGACGATGAGCGCGTTCTTGATCCCGCTTGCGGTACCGGTGGGTTTCTCGTGATCGCCATGAACCGGATCATCGCAGAACTAGAAAAGCAGTTATGCGCGGATTTGGGGAAGCCCAGGGCTCAATGGAGTGACGATGACAAACGCCTTTTTCAGGACCGTATCCGGGAGATCGCCACGAATAATTTCTTCGGGTTTGACCTGAACCCTGACCTTGTCAAGGCAACCAAGATGAATATGGTCATGAATAACGACGGGAGCGGTAACATCTTCCAAACCGATTCACTCTTGCCTCCACACCAATGGGAAGCCCAATTCCGGGGCGAACTAACGAAGGCACTCGGCGTGCGCGAGTCAACTCTTCGAAACGGAGATGTCATTGGCTTATTTGACGTTATTATTACTAACCCGCCCTTTGGTAGCAAGATTCCTATTAAAGACCCACATACCCTGGAGCAGTTTGATCTTGGCCATATTTGGGAACGCGACAAGATCGACCGTGCCCGTTGGACTATGAGCAAAAGGCTACAAGGTTCAGTACCGCCCGAACGGCTTTTCGTTGAGCGTTGCGTGCAACTGCTCAAGCCCGGCGGACGGCTGGGTATCGTCTTGCCTGACGCGATTTTAGGTGCGCCCGGCCTTGGTTATATACGGGAATGGTTGATCTCCAAGACCCGCATTCTATCCAGTATCGACCTCCATGTGGACACCTTCCAGCCGCGTAACGGCACCCAGACGTCGGTCCTTTTTTTACAAAAAAAGACACAGGAGGAAATTCATGAAGAAGAGCGTTCGGGCCGAATGGCCGACTATCCCATTTTCATGGCAATGGTAGATCGTGTTGGACATGACAAGCGTGGCAACCCGATCTTTAAGCGTGATAAGCATGGCAACGAAATCCTGGTCCCGGACATAGAAGTCATCGTTTTGGATGAGATCTCAGGCAGCGCACGGACGGCCAAAACCGAATCGAAGAAGAAGGTTATCGACGATCAAACAACCCTTGTAGCCGAGACATTCAAAGCCTGGCGTGAACAGGAGGCGGTGCTATGGTAAGCAATAATGCTAAAAAGATCGCTGATGTTCCGTTACCCATCGATCCCGCCGAGTTGCCCGAAGATGAACTTCGCTGGTGCTCTGTTACACTTCAAGAAGTGATCCAGCGAGATTCTCGCCTTGAAGCCAGCGTCTTCGATGTTGAAGGCAAACACGCACGCGAAGTGCTTAAAAAATGCAAGTGGCCGATTAGTTATATTGCGGGTGAAAAAGGTATAGCCACAAGCTTTTACCCCACAAGATTTAAGAGAATTCTTGTTGAACAATCGGAATATCCTTTAATACTTCCATCTCAAATCGGAGAGATCAATCCGCAGCCCAAGGGTTATTTATCTTACCTTTGTGATACTGACTTCGAAAAACTAAAAGCGCAAAAAGGGCAAATTTTTCTAACGCGTTCGGGAACAATTGGTAATTGTCGTCTGGTAATGAATACACTGCACGGTAAGACGATGAGCGATGATATAATTCGCATCACCTGCAAAGACGAAAGGGGCATGGGTTATCTCTATGCTTTCCTTAAAACAAAAATCGGGAAAACGCTCATCCGTACCAACGAATACGGTGCGGTGGTTTCTCATATTGAACCCCAACACCTTGAATCCGTATCTATACCCAATCCACCCGATATGTTGAAGAAACGGATTCACGATCTCGTTGTCCGATCTTATACCCTGCGAGACGAATCTAACGCTTTGCTCGACGAGGCTGAACGGCTTCTTTATGATGCCCTGAAACTGCCGGTACTTAACAAGCTCCGCCCCCGGTATTTCGACAAGACTCCTGATCTACGCAATTACAGCGTGAATCTCTCACGCCTCAACGGCCGGCTCGATGCTTCGTATCATGTGCCTATCGTCGATTCTATCCTGCGGCGTTTTAAGAAGGAGGCTGTTGAAACCACTACTATAAGGGACCCACGCATCAGTAAACGTGTCATTCTTCCCGGTCGCTTCGCTCGCGTCTACGTCCAGGAAGGCCAGGGAACCGTTTTCTTTGGCGGCAAGCAACTCTTTGAACTGGATCCAACCAACAAGAAATATTTATCATTGAAACATCACGGTGAGCGAATTAAAAGAGACCTGAGGTTAGAAGAGAATATGGTTTTGATTACGCGCAGTGGAACAATCGGCAAGGTTGCTCTTGCCCCTGCACATTGGACTGGTTGGGTACTCAATGAGCACATCATTCGCGTGCTACCTTCTTCAGATGCTATCGCAGGTTATCTGTATGTTTTTCTTGCTACGGACTACGGTCGCGAACTCATCACTCGCTTCACTTACGGCTCAGTCGTAGACGAAATTGACGCCCATCACGTTTCTAACGTTCCTATACCTTTGCTAAAGGACCCCACGACCCAAGCCGAAATAAATCGAATGGCCCTCGAAGCAAACACCAAGCGCACCGAAGCCTACCACTTAGAGCAAGAAGCAATAAGACTGGTCAATGATGAAGTGATACATTCAGAGAAGATTAAAAAAGAATAGGAACTTACTAAGCGGACTTGTTAAAACAACACCGCTCCCGAAAAGCTTTAGTTGGCAGGAATAATTGTATGGCAACCACTGACGAAATATTATTATCTGAGACTGACGGTGCATGTGCGTACTGTGGTATCAAAGATTATCGTGTTTTAACAACTCACCACATTATACAAGAAACACCTAAGGACGAGTCATACGATAACAAGATAATACTTTGTCATAATTGCCATCACCTCTATCATGAAGGAAAAGGGCCTTCTCTTGAAGATCTGAAGGATATTAAGAAACGACTAATCTGTAAGATATTAACTCAACAAGGAATTAATGCCTTAAAAATGGCATATAGGGAAGATTTTGTTTCTTCTTCACCCTATTTGGTTAACCACCTCATAGAACTACATCTTTTACAATTTAAAGAACACGTGATGACTTATGTAAATAATGTGGTTATTGAGGCAATCTACGAGCTGACTGAGAAGGGAAAGGAGTTTGCGGAAAAGTGGGATTTGAAATAATCCTCTTCTAACCACTTTTTTCTGAAACCATCTGCAAAAAATCACCAGAAATCAGGGATTTTTCTGAAATTGGAAAAATAGCCCTTTCCCGCCTTTTATCCCCTATAACTCCCTTAAAAGTTTCATAAAAGCACCACAAAAGTGCCATTCGATCTAATAATTTCAAATTCTTAAACCATCTGCCCCCCCATATTATCATAGCATTTTCGATAAAAATAAAGTGGTGAAATTTTGGTGACAAGAAATAAAAAAGGACTTAATCCATTTGGTTAAGTCCTTGAAATTTTTGGTAGCGGGGTCAGGATTCGAACCTGAGACCTTCGGGTTATGAGCCCGACGAGCTACCTGACTGCTCCACCCCGCATCAAATTATAGACAGAACATATAGATTTAGCCCTTGGTTGTCAAGGGTTTTGTATGG